GGTCGGATGCTGAATACATCTTTGTATTGAAGGTTGTAACCACATCAATTAAAATAGTAACCTCGTTGAAGAACTTGGCTTTTACAGGAATATAAGCATCGGTTAAAGTGGAAATGATAATGTAAAAATCGTTGCCTGTTTCGTCTGCTTCTTCATCGTAAACGGGAATAGTAGTGCCGTTGTAGGTGATATTGCCTTCCAATAGATTAAAATAAGAATCCCGTATAAATTTTATGCCGTCTTTCATAGCTTAAATAATTCTTTTAACCTTTTCAAAAACTTTGGCCTTTCCTCAAAATAAGAGTTGAAGAAAAACGGTCTTGCTTTTAAGTTTACCTGCTTTATTCCTTTGCCTTTGAATTGTATTGCGTATTGTTCCAATCCTTGCGGGACATCTACTTTTGCACCCGTTCCAAATTCCACATAAGGAGCATATTTCGCATTGCTGAATATTTGCACACCGTTTGGTATTATTTGAGCGTTTGTAGATTGGGCTAAGTAGCCTAAATCTTTTGGTGCTCTGCTTTTAGCTTTTAACGCAACATCTTGCCCAAATGAAACAATTTCCTCTACAACTTCTTCCTGAACAACTTTGTCCAGTTTGGTGAACTGCTTTTGTAAAGCATCGAATCCTGTTACTTTAAAACTTACTGCACTTGCCATTAACTTATATCTTGTGAGGTTGCTACTATTCGCCAATATTTGCCTTCAGGGTTATTTATCAACTGACTTGCAAACTTATCTTCTGCTCTTACTCTATCCACTCTATCTATACTTTGAATGATGTAAGTCCTGTTGTTATACTCAATCATTGCCCTTATTGAAATATCCAAAGCTGAATCATACCGTATTAAAAACTCGTAAGATGTTTTAAAAGCAGCTTTATTTGCATCAAAAGACTTCGTTTGTGAAATAGTGTTTATCTGCGCCCACACTTGCCCTAATTGCTCTGAATAAGGTTCTACACCATCCACACCCGTTTGATAGGATGCAACAACGATATTAACTTTACGACCTACACCAATCCCCATTACAAATACCTCCAACTTATATTTTTATCAATCTTTTTGCCATTCAAATAATACTGCAATCTTGTTAATGGTATTCTCTCTTTTATAGACGCTTCCTTTAAAGAAGTGAACATTTTAGAAATAAACCCATTAGTATAAATTACTTTTCTTGCCGTAGGATTTGACCCTAATAACCTGCTTGTTTTAACTAACCCGTTTTTAATTGCATGAGTTTGGTTTTCAGAAGCATTACACCATTCTAAATTTTCAACCCTGTTATCTGATTTAACGCCATTTTTATGGTTAACCTGTTCTTTGCCTACTTGCTTGCAAATAAATGTTTCAGCAACCAATCTGTGAGCAGTCTTGTAATATCTTTTATTATTCTTTTGAAGAACAACTTTCATATAACCATACTTATTCTTAGTTTGCTTCAACTCCCTTTTATTAACAAAACTTTTACCCCAACGAGTATCTTCAATGGTTCTATCTAAGCCTCTTACATTACCAAAGTCGCTTACTTGGTAATAACCTTCAAATTCAGGTATATCTTTCCAAATTTCTACACCCATGTAAAGTCTTTTAAGTGTTTTGCGTTACTCATTAACTCCATTGGCATACTATCGCTATCATCGCCTCTATTCTCATACATCCACAATAAAACCCGTTTTAAGTCTGTTATAAGCCCTTCATCTGAACTGCCTAATGTTGTATAGGTTATTTCATAAGTTGCCCCGTAAGCAGGTTTAAAATGCTTCTTATAATAACCCACCAACTGATATTCATCAGCATCTAAGGTTTCCCAATCATTTGCACCTGTGCCTAAGTCCTGACCCTGCAAAACTCTTACTTGTGAAACGCTGTTGATAGGAGAGTAGGGAAGTAAAAAATATTCTTCAATTCGTCCAGTTAGTACGATGGTTTTATTTACTAAAGAGATAGTAGTAAAACGCTCAATCTTTTTTCTTGCTAATGTGATTAAGTCGGTAATGATAGTATCATCATCTTCCGATGTTACCCTCAACCAATCTTTAGCCGTTTGGAGTGTAACGGGTTCGCTCCCGTCTGTTTCTTTGATTTCCCAAATCTCGTTCATGCCTAAAATTACAAACGATACAAGGGGTGTGTTCTTATGTTGTCAACTTAACAAAAACTGCTCTAATTCATCCCATTTAGGGGCTAATTCTTTTGACCTTTTAAGTCCTTTCTTTGCCCACTTGTTATAATAGGCTTCATCAGTCATTAACTTTTTTAACTCATTCACGATTGACTGGGTATCTTTTCTATCTACAAAAATCCCTGCGTAACTCAAATTTTCTTTTAGCCCTTCTGTTGGAGTTGCAATAACTGGAATACCGTTTAACATTCCTTCAGTTGCAACCAATCCCCAACTTTCATAATGCGAGAGCATACACAAAACCGCCACATCTTTATAATACTCTCTTATGTATGGTGTAGGATTAACGGTCTTTACATTGGGTAAGGTCGAAAGCAACTGATTATCATAGCTTCCTTTGATTGCTAAAAATTGATATTCGGGCATTTTCTTCGCTACTGAATAAAAATGAGCCGCCCCTTTGTTGTGGTTTAAATTAACCATTGCAATGTATTTCTTCTGCCTGTTTTCTGCTATGGTATCAGTATTCACAGGGGGCGGGAAAACGATTGAATCCCATTTGTAGTTTAGATTCTTTTTAGTCCATTCAGCGTTATAAATAACTTTAGTAGGGCAGGGGCTATCTGTTACACTTGGATAAGTAATATCGTTGTGAACAATATGCACAAACTTTTTATTTCGCTTCGCACATTCCCATGCAGTCCATTTGTTGTAGTCTAAGTGAGAAAGTACAACGTCTGCCCAATCGAAAAGTCTTTCAATCATGTAAGGGTCAGGAGGAAACACCATCACACCTTCGAAGTCATACATTTCAGTTATCTTGTGTTGATTGGCTTGGTGTAAGATTATCTTTACTTCGTGGCCTCTTTTAATCATTTCCTTTGCCATGCTTCTTACATACGATTCCGCACCTGCTGAATGTCTTGGATAGTATAAATGGATTGAAAAAAGTAAGTTCATAGTATTATCCAGTCTTTATGATAAATATCTTTTGTTTCTAAGTCCACACCTTCGCCAAACCATCTTTTAGGGGCAACTACTTTCTTTTCCTCATGTTCACCTAATAAAGCTGCCATTGCACTAAATGAACTGTTTGCAATGATGAAATTTCTGCACCGTTTCATTAATCTGAAATCATCTAAATAAAAGCTGCTCCTATATTCACAGTTCAATCCTATTCGTTCTTTGGCTGCTTCTACATCATCAGTAAAAACAATGTAAGTAGAATTGGCGGGCATTAACTTTATTGCCTCTCTGTAATATTCAGTTGAACATCTCGGATGATAGCCGCCTTCGGTATAATCACCTGCCCGAAAGTGAATAGCTACACAATCATTTTGCGGTGGTTCATCTTTCATCCTGAAGTAGTGCCTTACTAAGTCCATGCAATGCTCGAAAAACTTAGGGCTTTGTAAGTGTGCGTGAATGTTCCAATCACCTTTAATCTCAATATCTTTATAACCCCAAAAGTAGGGGTACTCTTGCCATTGCCTGCCATCGGGAATAGTAGGTAAAGGGTTTATAAACCACTCATTATAATCGGTTATTTCACCGCCAAACAAAGCATTATCATAATTCTTCCATTTAGGGAAGCCGTATTGCAACCCGTTTTTAGTTGCAATGCCTATTGTGCCTGCAATAGTATAAAGTTGGTTTCCATACCTTCCAAGTCCTCCCGTTCCTATTGATAAACTTGTTACCATATTACTGCTAATGTATCTCTGTTATTAATGTCGTAATCAATCCACTCAAAGCCTGTTTCTTTTAATAACTTTCCCGTAATCTCTAAATCGTTATAAAACCATCCATCCAAAAAATCATCTTTTCTTCCTTGCAATGCAGGGTGTCTATCCCAGTTCGCAAACATTACCAATCCCTTTCCTGTCAGTAGTTTTCTAATGGCTTTTAAATACGTTTTTTGGCACTCTAAAGGAAGGTGGCAAAATACCCCGTAAGAATAAACAGAATCGAATTTTAAGCCGTTAAATGGAGTTAAATTGCAATCCGTTGTTTTGTAATACTTGAACCCTTCGTATTTGGGTTTTTCTATAATATCTACACTATGGACTTCTTTGAACTTAGGTACTAACAATTCGCTTGTCCATCTTCCGTTCCCACACCCAATCTCTAAACAGGTTTTTCCGCTTAATTCACTAATGGCTTTTTTAAGCATCGGCAAATCCAACACTTTAAAATCTTCTTCATATCCTTCAGGCCAATAGTTTTTTATAACCATGTTGTATCAAAGGTTTTATCCGCTTCAGGAAATAAATGAGCGTAGTCATTGCGAATGTATAAGCAGTTGCCTGTATGGCATAAAAGCGTGTAGCCCTTTTCTTCTGCTAACTTATTCATTAAGGAAAAGTTGCATCCGTCTTTAAGTGTGAAATAATCTTTGTCCGGGTCAATACTGGAGTTAATCTCTACTATCACTAAAATAGGTTCGCCTTTATACGCTTGCCATAACTCATAATCTGCTCCGTCTGTATCGAAAGAAATGATTGAGCATTCAGGTAACTCATTCACGTTTTCCTTAGTGATGAATTTCTTTATTATCCCTGCTTCGTTTGGGTCGCTGTCAAAAAATATGCAATTCCATCCTTGTTTTTCTAAATGGTAAATATTAGAGCAGTAAGCCTTAGTAGGTGCGCCAAATTCAACAGCTACATTGAAAGTGGGTTGCACTCGTTTAATTACTTCATCAATAATACCTTGTTCACCGTTTTGGCTGTACTTCCCGTTGTGTTTAAAATTCTTCATTTCTGCGTCTGTGGTGGTTAAATATGATAGGATAGTTATCGTTTGAGTATTGCTCTATTTTATCGTAAGTAAATGCACCGTTTGAGTAGGAGGCAGGCCAGTAGTGAAGTTTGTAACCGTATTTAATCTGCAAACAAGTGAGGATTGATTGGTCATGGCGATGTTCTTGAAAAGTAGGGTAGTTAGGCATCTTACTTGGCGTATCATCTATGAAGTCAGGCATTTGGCAGCATACCAACCACTCCTTTACGAATCTTCTTGTGTTGTCGTTTACTTTAAAGAATATAACCGATGCTTGTACTTGTTTTTTATTCTCTACATTTTCACCGTTTTTGTTGATAATATTCAACACATCAGCCTTACACCAATCAACATGATTCCAGTTATTCCCAAAAAAGAAAATATCTTCATCCATCTTTTCTATGATATGGCTTACATTGTTGATGAACTCTACACCTGCATCGGCATAGATTAGGTAACTATCATTCGGCAATCTTAATAGTTCATCATAAATTATGTATGGCTTAAACAACCAATAGCAGTTTGCGCCTCTTGCGCCTTCTTTAAATATTTGGTAATTTACTTTTTTAAAATACTGCTCTATGTATGATTCAGTTGCAATATCACATAAATCAGCACCATTCAATTCCATAGACTTTTGACACAATTCAGCCGCCTTAGTCATATTCACATCTGTGTAAGTTATTCCGTAAATCATAAATAACATTTAATTGTCTTATTCAAAATCCCTCTTATTGTTTTAGTGTCTGCATTATATTCAAATGCTAATTTTCTTATTGAATATTCTCTTGGGATATACTTGCCTCTTATTTCATCTGCTTGTTCTTTTGTAAGTTTTGCTTTATGACCAATTTGAAAAGAACCTTTATTTGCTTTCCACTTACCTTGTAAAGATTTCATTATATTTAACCTTCTATCTTCACTATGTTTCATGCCCTTTAGCTTTTCGCTAATTCTTTTTTTTACTTCATCAGTTACATTTCTGCCCTTGTTTGATTCGTGCATTTTTTTTATTAACTCAATAGGCACTCCTCGTTGTTTTGCCAAAAGACTCATTTGCATTTTTGATTCATCAGTATGCCTATAACCTTTCCCACCTGTACCGCCATCGTTCATATTTAATAATGATATGCCACATTCTTTATACAGCTTTATAAAAACAATTTCTGCATCATTTAAATCTTCTTGTATAACATCGAATGGCATTTCATAAATAATTTCGAATTTGTGATTTTCATAGCCGTATTTATTAAACGAATTTTGCAAGTAGGTTTTTTCTTTCCCTCTCTTGTGAAATTTCCATCTTCTTTGAATATCCCAAGATTGACCAATATAAATTTTACCGCTTGGCGATGTTATTTTATAAATACCAGTCATGTTAATTTGGATTCTGTGTGAATAATACCGTAATCAGCGTGGGTGTTCCATAAATCAGAAAAGTCGGGTCTTTGGGTGCAGATAAACGGCTTGCAGATATAACATTTAAGGTTCGGTTGTACCGTTTCCCGTAAGAAATCATCATAGATTTGTGAGGTTTCAGGATAGTACCTGTTTAAAATCCATTGAGCCGCTTTAGGTGTGTAAATTACCGCATGAGTAGTCCATGTTTCTTTAACCCGCCACCAATGGCCTGAAACGTGCTTTAAATTGTCCATTACGTTACCGCCCAAGTATAACACATCCCAATCTTCAGGGGCGGTTGCTAATACTTCATTAAGTTTATCACTTACAAACATCACATCATCTTCAAATACGATGGTATTTTCTGTAATGGATTTTAGTATTGCCTGTTGTGAGTAGTTAAAAGAAACGGATGGAATGTCGTGTTCTATTGCAGGGAATCTTTCTACTGTTAACCCTTGTTTGGCAAACTCTTTTTGTACTGTTGCCCATCGGTCTGTTCGTTTGTCAAGATTAAGGCAAATTGCTTTCATGTTAATGTAAAGTTATGTAAAATATTATCAACTAAAAAAGGGGCAAGGAATAAACCCCGCCCCGAATCCTACAACATGAAAACCGAATTACGAACCGATAGTTCCGTAAACTGCTGCTTTTGGTTGGAAACTCAATAATTCAATACGAGCCTCACCACGATATGTAACGATGTTCTTAATGAAATCATCTTGGTCTGTTTCTGTGCTTCTTACTGTGAAACCGCTTGCTTGTGCAATAGCAAAAGCATCTGTATTCAACACATAGAAACGGCCAGTAGTAACCTGAACGTGAGGGATAACGCTGATACCTGCAATACGTACACTACCATCAGGAGCGATTACAGTACCACCGGGAACTGAATAATCAGAAGGCTTAGTCTTTAATACATCGCCCCATGCCTTATGAGTAGTTAAAATCAAATTAGCAGCACCTAATCCCAAAGCTGCGTGTTGAGTGATACCATCAACCATCTTAGCTGAAGTGTAAGTTTCTGAACTTGAAAGGGCAGTAGAGCCACTTGCAATAGTGTTCAGGAAACGAGTGTTTACAGCTTGGTTGAAATCTTCAACAAGTGATTGAGAAAGATAAGCCTGTAAGAAAGGAAGGTCTTGTAACATTTGACGGCTTACTTTAACGTAACCTGCAATGAATGGAACACTTACGTTCACCATTGTTACATCGTAATCCACTTGTGCTTTTGCGTTGCCTTCTGTTTGCGCTCCAAAGCTACCTTCACCAACGGGGCTGTTTCCACGAGGGAAAGTAACATTGCCTGTTGCAGTAGGGATAACACGGAACAACTCATACAAACGAGGGTTAGACAAAATAGAACGCATTTGATTGTTTGGAACGTAGCTGATTTGGCTTGTGCCAGTCAGTTCACCGCCCAAAGTCATAGTACCCAACTTAGTAGAACTAAATGGAGTTTCACTCTTAATCTTGTCGAAGTTTTCAGCAATCATTTCCTTTACTTCTGCTTCTAATACAGCAGAACGGCTTGAATAGCTTTTAGCTTCAAGATTAGATTTCAATGCGTTTGCTTTAGCAGCCATTGCATCAATCTTACCTTTTAGTTCTTCCAAAGTTTCGCCTTTCTTCTTAGCGTCTTCGTTCATTTGTGCAACATCAGCAGCGTGTTTTGCTTCGATGGCTTTGATTTCGTTACTGATTTCAGATTTTACACCTGCAACCATTGGGTTGAGTGCATCCTGAATGTCTTTAATTTCTAATGACATGATTATAAATTTTTTATTGTTATTAATGTGATTGCTTCTTTCAGCTTCTTTAATTCTTCCTTATTCGGGTCAGGTGTTTCTACAACGGGCTGAGTGATTTCGGTTAAATATTGTTTTAGCTGATTAAAGTAGATTTCTAAGTTTTCGTACATTTCTTCGTTCTCAAATGTGCCTGACTTAATAGACTTCAATACTGAATCCATCTTTGTCATTACATCTTCTGCACTAAGTCCTTTCATGCCGGTAAAGCGTGCCATCTCATTAGCACCAAAGGTTACAGTTGAGCCTTCCCATAGCTTTACTTCTGTGATTTCGTTATAGCCGTCTTTCTTGCCTTGCTGAACGGTTCTAAAACCTATTGAATGTTCATCCACTACACCATCAGCGTATAACTGGAGAACATCTTTACCGTATGAAGTTTTGCTGATTGTTGATTCAAAATAAAGGCCGTAGTTATCCTCTTTGAGTACGTTTGGTTTGCCTAAAGGATAGCGAACATCATGCTGCCACAAATGTTTTATACGGTTGCCGTTGTTCTTTATTGAACGCTCAAACGCTCCTTTAGTGATTACATCACCGTCTGAATCTATGTTACCAAAAACAGAGAAGTAACCTGTAACCGTTCCCGATTTTTGGTCAACATCTTTTATCTCTGCTTTGATGCTTTTAACTTGATAGAACATATTTTCAAAGTTGATTGAAAGTTTTGTACTTTATGGAAATACTGTCAACCTTGAAAAGAGAAAGATTGCTTTCTTACTAAACGTCCCTGCTCATCACGTTTATTAGTAATTGCAAATGTGCATCTGCATTGTATTACATCAACCGCTCTTGCTTCAGGGTCATGTGGATGTTCTAATTCGCTTCCGCTTCGTGGGTCTATAAATACTGATTCAAAATCAACCGTCTGCCCGTCTAAATGCCAATGGTCGGCTTTATCTTTTACCCCGTTAATAGGGTTGCCTCTTGTTCTGTTATCCTTTGCAGCTATCCATGTCTTTTGCTTCTGAAACGGGCTTTCTTTTGCACCTACAAATGAACCTGAATGTATTGCACGACCTACTTCGGTTCTTGCAATTAGTTCTGCTCTGTTTCTGTTTATCCCTGCTAATTGAGTTTCAATGTATCGTGCCATATCTGAATAACCCCAACCGCCTTCAACTGCTTTATTTAATGCTTTTATAAATTCTTCCCTACTTGTTTGAACTATCTTAAAAACTCCTTTATCATAGAAGTTTAGTCCTAAGTATTCTATTATCTTCTGCATCCATTCAAGTGAACTGCCTAAACCTTTTTCACGCCTTAGACTGTCATAGTTTCTTCTTGCGTATTTAACGCCTACCTCTCGGATAATTGCAGTAAGTGTATTGGTAATTGCAG